AGTATGATGGCAGGCGATACAATTAACTGTTTAACGCCTCTATTAGCCCCTGGGGGAGAAGCCGCCGCTTACCTGGCCGGCCTTGCAACAGTATTAGCTAACATTTACAACAACATAGAACAAGGCACTCGCACTAACACTTTGCTTGTCGGCGCTAAAGGCTCCTTAGCAGAGTATGTATTTGACTTACTGCGTATAGACCTCGGCCTAGTTACTGTAGCTTTGAATTCTAAAAAAGACCTAGATGAAGCCAAGGAGTTGGCTATACTACATCACTTGCCAGTAGCTATCGACGGAGCTAGATCTAGTCCTAAGTTGCTGAGCAGATGGCTAGAAGGGCAAGGAGGTAACAGCTTGGTCGTTACTCATGCGTTAAATGCTGCCGCTATAGGTAAGGATAAAGATTGGAGTTTTATACGGGCAGACATTCCCTTAACCGGTGAAAGTACCGCCTTACTGAATAGTGAGAAGATGTTCCCGCTATTACTACAATTAATGTTGACAGTTAGGCCGCTCAATAGCGTGGCGTTACTAGACCACATAAATCTACTAGCGCAATCCCTAGGAGTGCCTGTTAACTCGGTAGCACTAGCTAAGCGGTTTGTATCCGAAAAGGGCTACATAAACACTAATGCAGCAGGGATTCATTTGATCAATTTAATTCAAGAAGGTATAGAGTCAGGTATGTTTAAGACGTTTACCGGCCCTCAACCTAAGCGAAAGCCGGTAGTACTTAAGAACCCCCTAGATGATACTGTCACCGTTGATCTAACTGCCCTATTGGGGCAAATGAGGTTCTTCTACCTACCTATAGTGGACTGGGTAGCAGCTATAAACCACCTTAAGGAGTTAGGAGCCGTAGAGTTAACCGTGGATGACCAAACTAAGCTGGTATGCCCTAAACCCTTATGGAACTCTCTAGTTACGGCCACTAAGCGCATGAAAAGCATGCGTACAGCCTTCCTTAAACAGGCTATAAATCTGCATTAAATGCGTTATAATAGATTGGTGGTTTCATAGCTGTTCAAAGCTAAGCCAATTCACCAAAATAACCATAAACCATAACTAGCTTCAATGCCCTTCCTACTAATACCTCACTTTTAAGTGAGGTATTACGTAAGGATACTTGGAGCTAGTTACTTAATAAGACTATTTAACCCTTACTACTTAACTATTAGTCTAAGTTCATGCTGTTGTAGTACTGGGCACTAGGATCTGCAAGGTGAGCAGCTTCAGCTTCGGAAAGCACCTCATCCGAAAGGTTGGGAATTAGTTCTGGATAGCGCCGCCATAAGGTAATAACGGCAAAAGCTACCGCATGTAGGAAGTCATCAGGCATTCCAGGGTTCCTTTTAATGAACCTTTTTTCGGTACCAAAGTTACTTTCAGAGGTTTCTTCGTATACCGCAAGAAAATGCAGTAAGAAATTCTCCCCTGCTCCATCTTTTAACGATTCATATTGGGGAAATCTGATGCTTTTGTTCTTAATGGCTAAGCAAACAGCAGCAATTAGGCGACTTTTGTCCAAATTGTAGTAAGTATTTGGGTTAACGTCGCTTGCTGGTACGAATTGAATGATTCCTTTGAGGTTTCCGCCTCCTGCATAGCGACAATTGATGAGTCGATGCTGCTGTACACCCAAATCCCGCATAATACTGAGTCGAATCTCACCCGCAACAGCGACATCGTGCGCAATGCTGGTGCATTTGAACATATTAGCAAGCTCAATAACCTCTTTGGTCTCAATAACTGAGTCTAGTAAGGCGGGAAACACGTGGCCAAACACCACGTCAATACAATTTGAGGTGCCGGAGTAGCAAGCAACAGCCGCAGCAGTCATAGATTGGAATCTGGAGCCCTTACCACCCCAGTCAATACCTAAAATGCGGTCTGAATACTTGTATATGTCTGCTGCTCGCTCTTTTGAGTTCGGCGGCAGCACACAAACTTGTTGTAATTCGGTTTGACTGACTAATCGTTGGCCTTCATCGCAAGCTTCACCCAACACTTCGTTAATAAACGTAGCGGTAGGCATGAGTTCTCGCTTAAGCAACAACTGGCGCCAGTTCTTTGGGTTGCCGTAATGCACTGGGGCAATAGCTTGCGATACGTGGTAGCTGGGAAAGCGGTCTACTCGTTCAGGATGGCGGTGCACCCATTGCCCTTGCTCGGGATTAAGTAAGCAGTGGCATTTAGCGCAAGATAAACCCTCAGGTCGAATCATCTCCATAACGCCCAGGCCTGTACCTGAGCCATCTACGGTTGGAATATTCCAGTGATTGCATGCGTTACAGCGCATAAACCACTCAGCTTGAGAAGATTGCAGTCGAAGCTGTTCAATAAGGTTATCAATGGTCTTACTGGTGCCAGCGTACATTTCGCTGCGCCTGGTAGAAGCAGACATACACTCTCGGACAATGTCTAGGAACTCTGGGTTAAGGTCTTGGATCTCGTCTATTCGAATGCCGTCCACGGAAAGACCACGAATACGATCTACTGATAGCAGTGCAAAACTAAACCACACTTCAGACCCATTCTTAAAGGACTTATGCAAGACCGAGTCTATGCAAGTGTCGTCGATTAAAAGGGGTTTGATGTATGACTCAGTTACGAACTGCCGAATGTATTGGTGGCTAAATCGGCGGATCTGTTCGAACTGGGGGGCCATGAATAGTAGTTTGAATCTACTGATGGCTGCTGCTTGCAATACTCCTTGGGCTGCAATATGGGTGCTCTTACCCACCTGGCGCCCACATACCAATAAAGTTCTATCCGGAATGCTAGGGTAGAACATAGGCTCAAAGAAACGGTGCTTGGCTAAGGTAAAAGGTTTGCCGTTTAAGCGCAGCATGGAAGTAAGGCGCAATGGGCTACCCTTACTCGTCTGCAACGTCATATCCATAAACTTTGCAAAATCAGCCATGTTCAATTTGGCATATAGCTCCTTAATCTTTTCCGGGGGCAACGAAAATACCATATCATCGATATTGTCTATGTCGCATATTGATTTAATATCCTTAGCAATGTCTCGGACCCAAGTGGGTACCAACGCATTAAGCTTTGGTTTAGAGTCATCTATTTGCTCGGAGAAATTCATGGAGACCTCAAAAAATACCGCCAACCTGTGGCAGTGGTGGAATTTGTTTGCAAAATCAGTTTACCACCTCACTATCAGTTTAGCAATATTCATAATAATTGGTGGCAAACTTTTGTTTGACATCTTACATAAATTAGTAAACGACAGAAAGAAAGAAGAGTTTAATGGTCAACCCAAGTTCGCAAAACGGTCTCGCAAATGATACAAAGATCTTCATCTTGTACAGCCAAGATACGAATACAGGCGAAGAATACGACGAGCCAGAGGAGCTAAATATCGAGTTGGGCTCGTTGAGTATAGCAAAAGCAAATATTCTAGGAGTACTACTTTGGACCGAAGGTAGTGTTAAACGTGCTTGGGCTGGTACTGCAAGTAGGGCTGTTAATAAGCTTACTTGTGGGAGTTCGGGGGATCTCCGTAAGTGTAATGTCCATACTCTTTGTCCGCCGGAAGGTTTAGAGCCTTGGCAAATTATGATGGACGCTACTACGTTGTTAAGTTTAATCCAAGATAGTTTAGCCTTGGTGGAAGTGGCAGCTTGGAGTTTCAAAACATTTGGTTTGGAGGAGGCAGCAAATGAGCGACAATGAGGCCGAAGTGCCAAAGTCAACAGCGCCGGATGAGTTTCTAAAGCGCAATAAGCTAGAAGGTTTTGATGAAGCAGTGGTCATTAGCGAACCAAAGTCCGCTATAGATTTAACTCAAATACCCTCAATACTGCAACCTAAAACCTCCACCCCATTACAATGAAGCTCTTACTACATGAATGCCCCGTTTGTATCCATAGCAGCAGTAATATTGTTGGTGTTTATCTTTATTAACCCATGCATGGCATTTTCCATGCTATTTTTGGGTGCCTTAATATGTGGGTACCTAAAGGCTAAAGGTTAACAATGCTAATAGATTACCTCATAGGTGTGGCAAGCTCGTCTATACTGTTGGGCCCCATGGTGTACATGGTAGTTTGGGGTTTACATAACTTTGATTTGACCGTGGACACGATAATGGTTTGGGCGGACAAACAAGAGTCCTTCCTACAGAAAATGATATCGTGTGCAACGTGTCTTACAGTACAAGTAACCCTAGTACTAACTTCCCTGCACTGTTTGGCCTTTGGGTTGGGCCTTTGGCGCTGGGTAGGAATATGCTTGCTTACAAGTCTGCTGGCTTTGTGGCTATTGCGGACAATAACCCCGTTGAATACAGATACCTCTAACAAATTACACTAAGGAACTAATGCGTAAACCAATTTTGGCATTTTGTGCAGACTTGCAAGCTAGAGAATCCGCCTATCGATCCGTAAAGGAATTGAAAGGTGATGATCTTTATGCGCTAAAGCAAGTTGTAGACACGTGCCTAAAGTTGACCATTCCATTGATCCTTGGCGGTGACCAAGTAGATACTCCCACAATTAGTGACGAACACACAGTAGCTTTACGCAAGGAACTTGCAAGGATGCAGCAGCCTGTGTGGTACGTAGACGGCAACCATGAGCGAGGGTTTAAAAGACTTTCACTAGAAGGCGGTGCGGCAGCGGTTGCAGTTAATCTAGAGGGTGCACCAGTTATTATTGCAGGCTACACAGTCTGTGGTTTTAACTGGAGGCCTCGGAAAATGTGGGAAACCTACTTAGCTGAACAGGAGCCCCAGCCTGCGGATATCGTGATTTTGCATGGATTTGCAGAACAAGTTATTCCGTGGCTGGGGCTCCCCAAGGATGAGAAGCCCATATGCGATATGGACTTGGATTGGTTTGACGGTAGGTACCGACTAGCCCTTATGGGCGATATACATATGGAGTGGGATCATCGTGGTGCTGGCGGCACTAGATTTTTATACTCAGGGTCTATGTGGATGCATCGGGTGGGCGAGCCCGAAGCTAAGTCATTTATTTTAGTATATGATGATTTGAGCATAGAGCGAGTTCCTTTAAAGTGCAGACCCTACTTACACTTAAAGGCTACAACTAAAACAGATCTTGAAAATACTTTAAAGTGGGTTGACAACGTTAAAGCCTTGCCCTATATTTCTGAGCTTCAGCACTACACGGGCGCTAAGGTACCTAGAATACACGTCGTATTACCTGCAAACATGGATGCCGATACAGCCAAGTTACTACAAGATTTGGAGGAACAAGCCTTTGTATTTAAGAAGATAGACCACAGCCACGATCAAGATCTAACTGAAATAAAGGGATCCCTTACAGAAAAAATAGATTTAGCAACTGCATTACGTAAGCTGCTAAACGAGTCAGACGAAACAGAAGCAGCAGCAATAACATTTATCCAGCAAGCAATGGCAGCGGGATTCGACATCGCCGTTACCAATCTCAAATTAAAGGTAGGAGTTTGAATTATGAGTACTACTACGAAAACAACCAAGCGTACTGTTAAGCAACCAACCAAGCGTTCAGCCGTTAAGGCCAAGGCTCCAACTAAGCCTACCG